CATGCAAGACAATTCAAGCATGTGTTGTTTGACTCAATAGAGACAAAACACTAACATTGGCTAATATATAAAGGAAAAACATTATGGCTTCATTAGCAGAAATCCGCGCTCGCTTAGCCGAGCAAGCACAAAAATCCAGTGGTACCGCTCAAGGTACAGGCGATAACGCAATTTACGCACATTGGAATATCCCCGAAGGTTCATCAGCAACACTACGTTTTCTCCCAGACGGTGACGAAAGCAATACTTTCTTCTGGCGCGAACGTCAAATGATTCGTATTCCGTTCTCTGGCATTAAAGGTCAGGACGAAAACAAAAAGGTTGTTGTACAAGTACCATGCGTTGAAATGTGGGGCGAAACATGTCCAGTTCACGCAACAATCCGCCCTTGGTTTAAGGATCCTAACATGGAAGCCCTTGGACGCACATACTGGAAAAAGCGTTCTTACGTTTTCCAAGGCTTTGTTGTAAACAGCCCAATGGAAGAACAAAGCGTTCCAGAAAATCCAATCCGTCGTTTCATCATCAGCCCACAGATCTTTACATTGATCAAGCAAGCTTTGATGGACCCTGACATGGAAGAATTGCCAACTGATTACCAGCGTGGTACAGACTTCCGTCTAAACAAGACACAAAAAGGTGGCTATGCTGACTATTCTACAAGTGGTTGGGCACGTAAAGAACGTGGCCTAAACGAAACAGAATTGCAAGCGATTGCTACACACAGTTTGTTCAACCTCAACGACTTCATGCCAAAGCGTCCAGGAGTTGACGAAACTCGTGCTATCATGGAAATGTTCGAAGCTTCTGTTGATGGTCAGTTGTATGATCCAGAGAAGTGGGGCAAGTTCTATCGTCCAAGTGGCGTACAACTAGCATCTGTTAGCGGTGCAACTCCTGACGCAGATGAAGATTCTGTTGCAGTAGCCCCAGTGGCAAGTAAGCCAGCACCTGTAGCACAACCTGCTCCAGTGACTGCGCCAGCACCTAGTGCTCCAACAGCATCTGGCGACAAGCCAAGTGTTGATGACATCCTTAAAATGATTCGTAGCCGTCAATCTTAATTAATTGACCAAAGGGGCAGAAGATCTGCCCCTTACTTTCATAAAAGAGGATAACATGGCAAAAGCATTTGACGTTTCAAAATTTAGAAAAAGCATTACAAAAAGTATTGAAGGCCTTAGCGTAGGCTTCAACGATCCAACTGACTGGATCTCAACAAACAATTACGCACTTAACTATTTGATCTCAGGCGACTTTAATCGCGGTATTCCGTTAGGTAAAGTTACTGTATTCGCTGGCGAATCAGGCGCAGGCAAGTCGTTTATCTGTTCAGGCAACATTGTTAAGAACGCACAAGAGCAAGGCATTTATGTTATCTTAATTGATACAGAAAACGCTCTTGACGAAGCATGGTTACATGCACTTGGTGTTGACACTTCAGAAGACAAACTTCTAAAACTTAACATGGCAATGATCGATGACGTTGCTAAAATGATTTCAGAGTTTGTCAAAGAATATAAGGCAATGCCTTCGGAGAATCGACCTAAGGTTCTGTTTGTACTTGACTCACTAGGTATGTTGCTAACACCAACTGACGTTAATCAGTTTGAAGCAGGCGACTTGAAAGGTGACATGGGTCGTAAGCCTAAGGCACTAACAGCACTGGTTCGTAACTGTGTTAACATGTTTGGTGATTTAAATCTAGGTCTAGTTGCTACTAACCATACCTATGCAAGTCAGGACATGTTTGACCCCGATGACAAGATTTCAGGCGGTCAAGGTTTTATCTACGCAAGCTCTATTGTAGTTGCTATGCGTAAGCTCAAGCTCAAAGAAGACGAAGACGGCAACAAGATTTCAGAAGTTAAAGGTATTCGTGCCGCATGTAAAATCATGAAGACACGTTATGCCAAACCTTTCGAAAGTGTGCAGGTAAAGATTCCATACGAAACAGGTATGAATCCTTACAGTGGTCTTGTTGATCTAATCGAAGGCAAAGAATTGCTGAAGAAAGAAGGCAATAGCTTAGTATATACTACTGCTGAAGGTGAAATCATCAAGAAGTTCCGCAAAGGGTGGGAACGCAATGACGATGGTTGCTTAGACACTGTCATGGCAGATGTTACAGCAAATCCACATCGACTAGATAAATCTACTTCAGAAGAAGCTCCTGAAACAGTAGAAGAGTAAAATGGCTCAGCTAAACGAAACCCATAAACAGGTTGAATGGTTAGCAAAGCAAGGCGCAAGGGTTGTTTCTTCGACACCTTTGCGTCGAGCTTTTTATAATCCAATTAGTAATTGGTTTAAGAAACCAGACTCAATGACAGCTATGGAAACGTTGGACTATCAATCGTACACCGAGTCTGGCGATGAAATGTTAAACATCGATGTCCCTGCTTCGGTTGTCAAGATTTGGCAGTCATATGAGTCCAGGCTCGATCACATTACTAAAGATGCTGATCGTTACGGAGTTACTCCTGTACAGCTTGAATTAGTCCAACGTAAGCGTCACATGGAGTTACTGCATCAAAATCCAATGTACCATGAAGCATGGCTTGAGTTTCAATCCATAAGAGCCTTACTTGGCGAAACTACCAATTGGCCTTGACAGTAACTTCTGCTATAATTTACTATATTAGGCGAAAGAAAATATGAGAGTAATGACATTTGGTTGTAGCTTTACCAAGTATCACTGGCCCACTTGGGCAGATATTGTGTTGAAGCAAGCAGAACAACATGGTTTTGAAACCGACAATTGGGGATATTCTGGAGCCGGCAATTTGTTTATTGCTATCCAAGTACAACATGCAATAGCAACGGGAACATTGAAACCTGGTGATCATGCATTTATTTGTTGGTCTACTTTTACAAGAGAAGATCGTTTTGTAAACAATAGTTGGGTGCTACCAGGCAACATTTTCAATCAACGTGTTTATCCGCAGGATTGGGTAGAAAAGTATGCAGACCTTGAGTTTTATGCATTGCGCGACTGTTCATTAATCAATGCTACGCAGGCCGCACTTAAAGGACATGGCATTAAACAAACAAACTTTAACATGCATCGAGACGAGCCATATGGCAGTTATGTTTCTGCTTTGGATCATGTTCGTTTACGAGTTGACGAAATTACCAAAACGTTTAATTTAAAATTTGATTGCAAGGCAATTTTAGAAGTACTAGGTTATCCACCTCCAGTTACAGTGCAAGTTGCATGGTCAAGAACTGATCCAAAAAACATTTATACTGATACACATCATCATCCTGCTAGCATGTTGACTTATGTCAAACAAGAGCTATGCCAACTTGGAATTCCGTGGTTAACGAATGTTAATCCACAAGTAGAAGCATGGGTACATGAATGGGACAATCGAATTAAGACTTCCCCACAACCATTGCAAATTGCAGACTACCCATTGCCCAGGGCTAAAAATCAACAATGGGGGTTTTGGTGATTAAAAAATTAATGCAACGATTTGGCCGACACCGTGTTATCATGGATAGGCAATCAAACGAGCCTTTACTGGAACGTTATTATATCTTTCTAAAAGATCGTACGTGGTTTCCATTTAACATCTTTGTACACAAGTTTCGCAAAGGAGATCCTGGGGATTTACACGACCATCCGTGGCCATACTTTACTCTAATTCTCAAAGGCGGGTATTACGAATGGATTCCGGGACAGCTTGACGAAGAAGGAAATTGGAATTGCGAAGTCCGTAAATGGCGAGGTCCTGGGCACTTTCGCTTTTGTGGTGCAAAAAGTTTTCATAGAATCGAACTCAAGGAAGGTGTAACACCCTGGACACTTTTTATTCCTGGCCCCCAAAAGAGAGAATGGGGATTTTCAGTAAAAGGCAAATGGATACACAACGATATCTACCTCAAAGAAAAGGCTAATCATTGATTGAGATACGACTAAGTATCGCAGTTATTTAAACAGATGGAGATTTGATGACAATGAATGACTCTGGTGAAATGCTAGTGCAGATGTGGCTAGCCCTAAAACCCTATATTGATAAAAAAGAACGCCCTGATGCGGCGCTGGCCTTCTTGCGTTCTGCAGAAGATTTTTTAGATTTAGAAACAGCACGTGAAGAAGCTGGTGGTGCAGATAGTGCGCTATCTGGTGCCTTTGCAGAAATCCTTGGGGACGAAGAAATCGAAGAAGACATTGATGACGAGGACTTTTAATGAGTCAATGGTATAGGAAAGTCGTATCTGATATCAGTACACTTCCTGATTGTATTGCTTATTTTGAAGGCGAACTAGAACAAGGTCGCCGGGAACTACACATCACTGGCAGTCTTGAAAAGGCCAGTAGGGAAATGCCCGGCATTGTTGAGTATCGATTTAACCAATTACAAGAAATTGAAGCAATACTTGAGCAGTTAAACATTGAACTTCGTAAACTTAGAAGCGCAAAATTTAGACAGTTTACCGAACACTACAATAGAGCACTGACCAGCCGCGATGCTGAAAAGTATGTTGACGGCGAACCCGAAGTTGCTGACATGGACTCAATTGTCAATGAG